GATACCCATTGCATTGCTACGCTATCCCCATAAATTCTATCCTGTCCAATTCGAGATGCGTGCATAGTTGCCGATACAATTCCTCGTTTAATGGTATTACGAAATTCCCCGAAGATTCTTCCACCTGTGGCAAGATCATTTCCGAGAATATTAATGATTGCTGCCTCAGATACTCCGGCGTTTCTAAGAAGTGCAATTTCTCTCTCAATTCTCGTGACAAAGATGTCAATTCCGAAACTAATACCAAGCGTTGCCCAAAGAAGGATGTTCTCATCCTCTTCTTTAAGATTTTCCGTATTTTCAATTTCATCGGGCATTACTTTTTAAGTGCTTTACGCAAATCTTTTCTGAAGGCATCAAATGATTTTAATATGGCTTTTCCTGATGGTTGGATAAATGGGCGAGCTGGGAAATGTCCTTTGCTATGTCCCTGATGGTGGTATAATCCGTATGTATTCATTTCCAGCCCCTCAGAAGTACCTCTTATGCTTCGATGTAATGCACCTGTTTCAAAAAGTGGCTTACTTCCGCCTGTGCCTGTCCTTTTCCTTCTTGCTATGGTAGATTCTTTAAGTGGGGGGCTAACACCCCTATCAATAGCTTCCTTTGCCCCCGTAGCGGAACTTCTGGCAGTTCTTTGAGCGTGTTTTTCAAGTATCTTCGGCATTTGGCTGGTCAGCTTCCCGAAGTCAAAGGTAGTCTTAACTTGTAATTTCACGTGCGAATTGTTCTCCTAAATTCTTAGCCTTTAAATATCTTGGCACTTCTTTTAGTATAACATTTTCAGCGAACCGTTCCGCCCAACCGCCAGGGTCAGCAATTATTTCCTTAATGTCGCCCTCGATGTCTATACTAAATTGATGCAGTTCTTTGAGAGACTTCACGTGCCTTCTCAAAGATTGAGAGTTTTTGGTTTCTCTGTTTGTTTCCGGCAATTATAAGTTCCGCCTGTTCATCTGTTAAGTCGTTATTGTATTCCATTAGAAGCCCAACCTCATTAATTAAATTAAGCTCTAATCTGTGTTTATCCCAAAGTATTTGGTCTTGAACCGTTTTTGGATATTCCGGTTCTTTAAAGTCCAGCCCAAGCTCATTTGGAAGTGTTACGCCAAAGCTGGATGCTATTCTTTTTTCAACTTCATAGAAATCCTCTTCATACATTTTCCAAAGAGCCAAATCATCCTGGTAGTCCTCAGTTCTTTCCAAATCTTTAATCATCATTGAAACGCCCGATGGAACTTCACCGCCCTGCTCTGCCCAGCTAATCCACAGGTGATTGTTTTGTGCTACAAGCTCAACTAAGAACTTAATGTCCTCAATAACCCCCTCAACGCTTCCCTGTGGTGCTACAATATCATAAGTTGCACCTTCTGGAAGCTCTAAGGTGACATCCGAACCTGTGCGCTGCTTATTGCCCATTTCAGCACCAACCATTACAGGCTGCCCGAACATCTGGAAGCGAAGCCCAAGCTGCATCTCAGTCATAGCAATATTAATATGTTCATTGGCGTTAATAATATCATTCGCACCTTCAACGTAAAAACTATCAGTCTGGTTTTCCCGGTGGGTGAACACGAATGGCAAAACCCCATAATTGTGGGGCTTTTCTACTAATGTTTTACCGTTTTCACTTGTAACCATATATTTTTTAGCATCCCAATAGGCGTATGTCAGCTCTTCGGCTTTGGAACTATCTTCTACGGGTTGTATTATTGGATAAGATATAGCAGCAGGGACGAAGGGATCATCATCAAAAAATACATGAAAAAAGCATATTGGGCGATAATCATAATAAGGTGTTTCTTCCTCGTTCCACACTATGCGGGTAGCGATAGTGCCACAAAGACGTGTCATCCGTTCAACATGCTTCATCCGGGCGGATTTTAAAACCGTTAAGCCCTCATATTTATCACCTGCGTTACGGTTCGCACCTATAGTATAAATTCTTGACATCTTATTAATAAATCGCCGGGTTATATTCGCTTCTACGGGTGGTATTTCCGTAAAGGCATCACCTGAAAACATACTCTCTATATATTGCTTGGTATTGTTTCCGTTATAGTAATCTAAAAGTTTCTGAATATGCTTTCCACGTTTCTTGGCGTTTGTAAGCTTTAAATCTTTAATTGATTCCTGTATTAAGTCTATCATCGTCTAATTATCTTAACCTCCCTGTTTTTTATGGGGAATTTATTTATGAAGAAATACCGTATCATATCACAGCCGTGATCGTGATAGCCGTCCTTCAGGCTATCCGGTTTTAGATCGCCGGTTGTTTCAGGATAACGCAGGCTTTCTAAATCTTCCTGAATACCATCGCAATGTTCATCTATGTGAAATCTGCGACTGCCATCAGCGCTTTCTATAAATGAGCGAACATGGCTTTCGCCAGATGGTTTATTTCGGGATGTTTTATCCCTTACTGATTTAACTATTATTCCGTTTCGGCGAAATATCTCAATATCACCAAGCCCTGATTGCCCCTGTGCTTGACTACCAGCCGGATCGCCGAAATATTCCATTACATTATACTTCTTAGCTTTAATAAGCTCAATTAAAGTATCTGTTTTAACATTTTCTTCGTGGATAATCTCATCTATCATATTAATATGCGAAATACCACCAACCTTGTAAACCTGAAACCAGCCAACAGCAGGCATACGAAAGCCAAAATCAATAGCGCAGTAAGTAGGAAAATTAGGGTTATGCCCATACTTACCAACATCAAGATTGCGGTCAAAAGGATATACCCTGCCTGCGAAACTCGTGAACTTAGCACCATATTCCTGATCGAATACCTCCTTTGACATATTGCGTTTACGTTCTACTATAACCGGGTTTTTCATTCCCCCCGGATAGGCATGGAAGTTTTCCCACGCCGGGGCTGTATGGGATTCCCATGTGCTATCGCTCTTGCCCAGCAAATACTTGTCATATACCCAGTTAAAACCCTGGGGTGTTGTAATAAAGATAGCTTTCCCGTTTCTTCTTCCAACCGCCGGGGAAATATACATATCCCAAATATCCTGACGCATTTTAGCAGCTTCATCTAAAACCACCAAATCATATTCATCACCAACTAAGCTATCCGGGTTATCAGCCGACAAGCCTTCTATAGAACTGTTCCATTTGAAGCGAACATACTGATCCTTCTCAGATGATTTAACAACGCTACTTTTGTTTGGAATAACCATTGTGCGCCATATTTCATCAAACAGTAGTTTGGATTTCTTATAAGATAATCCCACAAGGGCAACTTTTTTATTCGGCATTGAAGCTACAAACGATGCTTCCTTCGCCGATGCAAAAGTTTTTCCATAGCCCCTTCCGCATACAATAACAAAGAAACGAGAGGTTTTTTTCTTTGGGAAATGTAACATGGATTGTCCCTTGTGGGGCTTATAGCCCATAAAGTCAAACCATTCTTTTTTATATGTCATGAGATTTGTATTCAAATTCTAAGGCGTTTTAAAGTTTTACTTTAAGTTTTTAAGAAAAGTATTGTAAATACTTGCATTTTAATTACATACTAATTTAAGTTTAGTTATCTGAATTGTGCAAGAAAATGTGGATAAGATGTTGATAACTTGTGCATAACTCAATAAAGGAGGGCAGTATGTCCGAAGAGAAAACACCATCAGTAGAAACAGAAGTGGAAACTGTTGAAAAGAATGAAGCCACATCGCCCGATGTTGGTTTAGTTGCAGAAAGCAAGAAGTATAGACTACGGGCGCAAGACGCTGAAAAAGAACGGGATGCCTTAAAGGCTAAAATAGAAGAAATTGACAACCTGAAACTAAAAGAAAATGAAGAATTTAAAACTCTTTCAGAAAAACAGGAATCGGTAATTTCTGAACTTAAAGGTTATAAAGAGAAGTACCTTGATATTGAAAAATCAACAAAAGAGGAACTTCTTTTAAAATTGCCGGAAGATAGGCGTGATGATTTTAAAGACGAGAGTGTAAAAACTCTAAGAGGCATTGTAGGTATGTTAGACGAAAGCAAACCACTCGAAGCTCCACCGGCAAGGGGATCAGTTGGCAATCAGCCACCCCCAAAACATTGGACGGAATATGAAGGTGATGAAGCGAAACAGGCTTACGAAGCACAGCTTAATAATATAATTAAAAGATAACCC